TTTATCTAAGATTTCACATTCTTTTTGTCTTCCATATTGATAATCATTTTCAATAATTGTTTTTAACATTCTTCATATATTATATGGAAAGAAATTATTTATTAGATTTAAACTTAATAAATAATTTAATTAATTAGATTATTATTTTAATAATCTGTTTTATCTAATTCATCTATCAAACAATTTGTTGTTTCATTTTCCTTAGTATCTATTTTTTCATATCCTTTGATACAATTAATTCCATTATAAGGTGTGACTTCTATATCATTAAAAGTTAACGCATTTCTTAGCTTTTTAGCAGTAGTTTGTTCAACTTTTGATTTTCCAGCATTAAATTCAGTAAGTAAAGTAGATGTTTTAATTCTATTTATTGGATATTTCTCTTTTTCTTCCTTAGGTAAATCTTTGAAATTAGATGGATAAACCATTTTTTTATAGTTTGCTTCAAACCAGAATTTGAATACATTATTTTCTTCTACATATTCATTCGTCATATCTTTACATAATTCACTTGGTTTCAGATCTTTACCACTAATATTTCTATTAATATATGCGATTTCAAACATGATTAACATAAACTCATTTACATATTCCTGTTGTGTTAATATATCTTTTAGTTTTTCATTACAAGGGTGTTGGTGTGTATCATGTGGATTAGGATTTGATAAAAAGCGTTCTGTGAAAGGTACACATCTTAGTCGTTCTACAATTGCTTTATCTAATTTGGATAATGTTGGTTTGTTATTACATTGTAAAAATACTGTAAAACGATTTTCAAATGTTTTATTAGCTTCATATAAACCTCTACTTGTAATTTTATCTCTTCCTGATAATGCCTTGACGAATTCAGTATTTAAAACACATTCACTACTACCATTATCAGGTTCACTTACTGATAAATATCTAATTCCATTACATTGTGATAAAGATGGGTTTGGTATACCTGCTTTTATAATTGTTGTTAAAAAGGTTGGTTCTGCTGTATAATGGTATTTACCAAGCGACTTTTTGATTAAACCATCTAAAAGTCCTTTCCCATTGCGTGATTGACCGCTTAGACAGTAAAAGCTTTCAAATCTATTAGTGAAAAATGATAATGCTGTGATTTTTAAGTAATATTCTCTTGTATCTTTATCAGGAAAAATACTAACTATTACTTTCATGAGTTCTGTTCTTACTTTTTCATTAGATTTATCAATAAAATCATATCCACAAGTTCTACTAATGTAATCATCTGGTTTTATATCTCTACATTTACCAGTATTAAGGTCATATAACATATTATCAAAGGCAATTATGTTAGTATTATTATCAACTAGATCGTCAATATCATTATTATAATATAAGTCTGGTAAGAAATCAATGATACCTTTACAGAAGGAAGAAACACCTAATTTTTGATAAATCTTTGTAATTTCTTTATTTCTTTGCTCAAAATGTTTATCATTCATATCTAAAAGCTTTCGTTGCTCATTAAAATATTCCCTTAGAGAATAACCAATATTGTTAATTAATGATACTGGTTTCTGATCTCCAGTGTTAACAAGTAGATTTTTATTGTTATATTCCCACCATTTACTTGTTTTACTGTAAGCATATTTTGTAGGGTGTATTTGATTATATAATACTGCTAAATCAAGATTTGAAACATTAGTTAATAATTCAAAAAAATCATTTCGTTTAGGTTGTAATTCACTCCATTTTTGATAATCACATTTTTTCAAAAATCCCCACAATAAGTTTACATTATAATTTGGTAATTTTTTTGCTTTATCCCAAATCATCTTATTTTTAGGTTCATTATACATATTACCTCCATATTTTTCACTAAATTCGTCAAATGCTTCATAACTCCAATTTTCAGTTTTAAAAGAATAAAGAATATATTTCCAATCTGTTGTATTATACCAATAATTACTTTTTTCACCTATGGTTTCACATACTTCTCTCAAAGTTTCATTAAATTCAACAGGTTTTCGATCTTTAGGTAATTGTTTAGGTAATTCTACTTGTATAGGTAATTCTTCTTGTATATATTCAAGCACATTTTCATCTCCTATATGTTTCATAGAAGTATCTGTAAGTTGAATTACATTATCTTCAATACTACCTTTAATGATTTTATACTTTCTATTAGGTTGTTCTTCATATTTATAAGCATTAGGACATCTCATTTTCCTATTTTTATTATAGACACCTGTATCAATATACAATGTATTTGGTTTATCATCTTTAACATTTGAAAGTTCTAATGGTATAATACCTTGTAATAATGATTGTAGATTAGGTAATTCATTATTAATAATGTAATTTTTCATTGAAATAGCACAAGTCGCCATAGAGTTATATGTAATAATGTAAGATAATTTATTTGTAGTTTCAATTAATTTTCCATATTCCCATTTTTCAGCATTTAACATAGATGAGGTTCTTATTCCAATTATATTTTCGTCTTGATACAAAGCACCAATTATTTTACCATTTAATTCCATAAAATCTTCGTCAGTTCCTTCAAAATAACCATCTAAATCTATATAAACCTTATGTAGTTTTTTAGTATCTATTTCCTTATTTTCTTTATCCTTAATGGTTTCAAATAAGATTTCAAAATAGTTATTAGATTTTTTAATATCATTAATAGTTAATGATTTTTTACTACTAAGTTTGCCTGAGAGAGAGGACACTGCTACGAAAGTTTTGGGTTGTTGTTGTTGAGACATTTGTTGATTATATAATTACTTAATATAATCTTTTCTTTAAGTATTTATAAATTAATTAAAATTAAAATTAAATTAATTAAAATTTCAATTAATTTAATCAGTTCTTTTTCCATACTATTTTTGAGTTTGATTTTCATTTATATTTATTTCACTACTATCATTTTTATTTTCTGTAGTATCTACAATTTTATCTAGTGTAGGTGGGTTCATTTTTTTTTCCTTTTGTTGCTCTAAATACTTAATTGCCCTTTGGTGAATATCACTATGAGTGTGGTGTGATTTATTGTAATAAGTGTAAACACCAAAGCAAATAGGACATTCAAATCGTTCCTTATCTTTGTTTTTATCATACATCTTCTTATTATATTCCCTAATCTTTTCAGGAGGATAAACATACTTCTTCTTAGTATTATTATTTGTGATTTCAGTCGCCATAGGTTTTTGTTATTATAATATAACTAATCATTTTATTTTTAAGTAAAAACAAAATAACGAAAAAAAATTAAGTGGGGCACGGTATCAAAAAGTGGGGCAAAAATCTAAACTATATGATTATTATTCTATGGTTATTATTTATACAGGACTTTCACTTTTTTGCCCCACTAAAATTACTTGCCCCACTTAAAAAACAGGTCGCCTTGCTAATGATTGTAAAAATATATTTCCACCTTTGAAAATTGGGTTTTGTAGAGTATGTTGTTTTAATATTCTATCTTTGAAATTCCACCAAGATACATTAGGTACAGTATACTTCCTAACTTCTTTTTTTCCCTTAGCAAATCTTCCCATAATATTATATAATGGATCACCGTCGCTATAAACTCTATAATTATTAATATTAGTATTTAATAAGTCTGTATATGCTATTGCTGGATTATATGTTCTTGCTTCGCTAACTACCCCCATTTTTAACCAATTATCAATAATAGCACCAGCAAGTGAATGACCTGTAGCATAATAAGTATGACTGGTAAGGGGATATTTTTCCTGAAAACTTAACAATTCTGTAGTATCTATTTTATATCTTTCAGTATTTTGAATCTGATTTATTGCTGTTGGTATCCATGCTTGTATATCTTGAAAATCTGCTGTTCCTCTTACAGATACTACTATAAAAGGTTGATAGTTAGATTTAAAAAATTTTAATGTATCCGTTTGTTCTACTAAATCAAAACCATCTATATTATCACTATAATTGTTTTGATATGAAGCATCCGCCATTTGTTTTAAGATTGATTTATCTGGTATTGTAGTATTCATTATATTATTAATTGTATAAAAAAAATATTCTAATATAATATAATAAAAATGTCTGTATCAGGTATTATTGATCCGTTAACAAATAAAATATATCCTCAACTAATAACTGGTAATACAAGTGTAGCACAAACATTAGGTGAAGTTTTAAGTGTAGGTTCTTCCGCAAAAAATCCTATTACTAATTTAGCACAAGATGCTACTGATTTTAAAATATTGGGGTGTGAAGAAATTGAAACAAGTAAAGTATACCAAGGTAATCAACCATTTCTAAAAATTGGAGAAGCAGGTGATACTTTAATGATAAATGGAGCAATTACAAAGGGTTCGATCTTAGTTGGAAATGATTTAGATACTGGAGAATTGTTAGTAGGAGCAAATGGTACATATTTAAAAGCAAATTCATTAGCAAGTAAAGGAGTTGAATGGAGCACCATTACTATTCCGCCTTCAACGGAAACCTTAGGAAATGTTATGTTAAATGGAGCAATAGCGTCTACTAATTTAGACATGAATAATTTTAATATTATAAATGCTAATACAATTACATCTGCTAATATACTTTCCCTATTACCTGTAAATGCGGTAGAAATAGGCACACCACAACGCCGACAAGAGTTAGTAACTATAGAGGTTGCTAATACTGGATCATTATCTAATCAAAATCCTTTTAATAGCACTACAGGAGTAATTGACGGTGGTGGTTTTAGTGTTCCAACAAATACTACAAATATAACTACAATAAATGCGTCAAGTGGATACGACGATTTTAATAATGGTAATTCTACAATACAAATATCATTAATAGAAGATGACGGTGGAGTTGAAACGACATTAGGTGGTCAAAACCTAACTACAAGTAGTGGTTTAGCTACATATACTATTACATTTAGTCCAGCGATAACTATTAATCCATCTCCAACAAAAACTTATTTTGTTAGAATGAGTGTTCCTATAGGCAGTCCAATGTATAGTTATTATGGTACTACCGCCGATGGTCTAACTCCTGCTATAATTGTTATAGCAGATATATTACAAACAGTTAGCGACCCAGTAGACTATTTTAATGTATATGGTAATTGTTTCTTTCAATCAAATGTATTAATTCACGCTACACAAACAATAGCAGACCCAGTAAATAGTTTATACAGCACTATATATGACTATAACCAAATACAATTGTTAGCTCCAACATTTGATACAGCTATTGGAGCAGGTCAAATATTTGTTAATAACGGTGTTAATAGAGTTAGGGTACAAGGTAGTTCAATAACAGTAGAAAGGACAGATGGAGTAGGTACTCAAAGTGTATTAAACAATCAAACTTTAACATTTTATTATCCAAGTATTTTTCAAGTAGGAATATTTGATAGTCAACAAGCATATATATATAGGACAAGTGGGACAATAGCAAGTGCGAGACTACAATACGGCTCATTGGAATTAAATGATAATACAAATGGCTCATTTATAAATTTAAGGCGAGATAGTACTACTCCAGTTAGTACGGTAGTTAGTAGAATATCAACATTTGCGAAAAATACTAGTGGTGTAACATTTGAATATAGTAGAATACAAACACAAACAGAAAATAATTCTACTGGTAATGAAGATGGTACACTTCAAATATATAACTTAGTTAATGGTACACTACAACAAACCTTTACATTCAATGGTGCTCAAAATGAAAACAATAGTTTTAGACCGTTGGATATGAACGCTAATGATATTAGAACAACAACTGGTAATTTAGTTTTAACAGCAAATTCATCTACTGGAATAGGCAATGCTACTCTACAAAGCAAATCAGGTGCTCAAATTAATTTAGATACTGGTTTAACAGGTAGAATAAATTTTGTAACTACTACTACTACAGCTACGCCAAATCATAATGTTAATTTTCAAAGTACTTCTAATTCGGTTGCCTCAGCAAGCTACTTAAAATGTAAATTAAATGGTGTAGATATATGGATACCCTATTTAACAACAGATCCAAGTTTATAGTTTATTTATTTTTCTAATATATATAAAATAGCATTACAACAAGATTAATAAAATACTTAATTATTATTTGTTAATATTTTATTTCTTAACAAATAATATAACATATGTCTATTTCTACAATAATAAATCCAGAAACAGGAAAAATTTATGACGAATTAGTACCACAAGGTGGTGGTATACCACTTCAAAAAGGACAAATTATAACAGCTTTAAACGGTGGTAAAGAAGTACCATTTCCAACTTCACCACCAATAAATGGTAGTATACTTTCATATAACGATAATGAACCAACAGGATTAAAATATATTCCTTCTGCTAATATTGAAATTGATTATCAAGAACTACTTTCTTCAACTTCCGCTAATGTACCAACAGTTATACTACCACCAGCACAAAACGGTTATGTGTTAACAGCAAATACTAATCCTTCAAATCCAACAGGACTTGCTTGGGAAGCAGTAGGTGGAACAGGTAAAATAACAGCAACATTACCATTAGTTGAAGAAGCAGTAAATGGAGCAAGTAATTTATATATTAATTTTACTGGTAATGTTGTAGGACAAATACCCTATGGAAACGGTACGGCAAAAACAGGAGCATTAACAAATGTACCTTCAGCAGGACAAATATTAGGAATTAATGCTGGAATTCCTACATGGATAACACCTTCTTCACCTTCAGGTGGAGCTATTATAAATAGAAATAGTAATGATACTACACCATTAGTTATTCAAAAACCAACAACGGCTAACGATACTATGGTGTTAACAACAGATAGAGTTTTTCACCCATATACTGACCAGATAAAAAATACTACTTCTATACAAGGAACACCAGTATCTGCTTTAGCAAACGATATAACTTTTTTTACTTGGCCTTGTCCAGAGGATATATTACTTACTTCTATGAATATAAATATATTTATATCAGCAAATGCTCAAATTCCTGATCAATTAACTGACGACGGTACTTGTAATATATTTAATGGACAAACTCTTGTACTTAGTAGTAATACTTCAACTTGGAATATAATAAATCAATCTCTTATTAATTTTACTAATCAACAAGGATCAACAGCACAATTAGTTAAGAATACGACATATACATTTATTTTTCAATTGGGATCTGCTCAAGGTGTAAATCCTTCAGTAAACTTAATAGATACAAATGGATCAGGAGATTATTCTGGAAATATAACTTTAACTGGTATTGAATTTACTACAGGAGCACAAGTAACTTTTTCGTTTCCAACTGGAAAGTTTAGAGTAAGTAAACTACCACTAGTATTAGCAGGTTATAATAATGCCCTTTTACAATCATATACTTCACAGAGTTATGTATCGTCAGCAGATACTAATGATTGGATACAAATAGGATTAAACGATCAAACTCTTGCTTATCAATAATAAATTAAATATATTTAGATACAATTAATTTAATAATAAATATTATTTAAAAAAAATATCTTCGTGTATTATATAAAAAAAATGTCTATTTCAAGTTTAGGAAACCAAGTTTATGGTTTAGCACCTTATGCCGTATTACAACAAGGTCAATACACTAAAGTTGCTAATGTAGCACTAGATGTACCTTGTGTTGGAATAAAAAATACAGATTTCGTTATTAATGGTCTTCTTGATAAAACTGCTGGTACTAGTTATGGTGAAGAGATTGTTATTAATTCAAACTTAAGTAAATTCACATCTACATCTATAGACGCAACTTTTGCTGGTAATGTTTCATATTCTGTGGTAAGGTCTTCAGCAACAGTTAGAAATGTCCCTTGAGATTAAGGAAAAGTTTTAATTAGATTATTAAGGAAATTATTTTACTTAATAATTAATTAATTAATTAATTTCTCTTATTTTATAAATACTTAAGAAAATAATATCTTATAGTATTATATAACTAAAACAAACAATGTCGCAATCAAATCAAATAATCTTAACTAATACTATCGCCTTTCACAAGGAGATGATTAATGATTTTAATGAAAGTGTAAAATCTAAAGAGGCACAAATTGCTAAACTTCAAGACGAAATTAGCAAGGAGAAAACTACTATTTCAATGATTACTGAAAAACTTAATGTCTTGTTAAAGCAACAAGAAGAAGTAGTAGTAGAAGAAACTAAACAAGAAGAAGTGGTAGTAGAAGAAACTAAACAAGAAGAAGTAGAAGTAAAAACTGAAAAAAAGCATTATGTTATCAAACGCAACAAAGTAGTAAATATAATAAGTGAAACACAATTTAAAAGGCAAGAAGCATACAAAAAATGGAAACCTTACCTTGTAAGAAATGCTAAAAAATATGAAGGTTGGAGATTATTCAATGACTTTCTTAAAGGTGTAAGTGAAACTACTTTTGAAATTACACCTGAGAGCATAATTAATGGTATACCAGTTGAAAAGTTTTGGCTTCATAGTGAAAGAGAAATACTATTTGGAGGGGCAGATGAAAGTAGAGACTTTCATAAAGTAGATGAAATAGCAAGAGATTTTAAATTTGTTAGTAAAGACGATGGTAAGTGGTGGTAATTATTAGATTATTACATAATAATTGATTATATTTATTGATTATTACCTATTAACAAGGTAAAATAGTGTAATAATCCAGATTTATTAGATTATTAAAGTAATAATTTATAAATTATTACTAATAAAAATCCATTATTATTAGATTATTACCTTGGTATTAGATTATTTTATGTAAAAATCCAAATATTTCATTAATTTAAGTAAAAAATACATTAAAATATGATATTTAAATAAAATATCTGTATTATTAATATAACAAAATGTCGCAAAGTCCAGTCAATCTTTACTATGATTTAGATATAGTCAATACACTCAATCCTGCTAATAGTATACAACAGGCACAAGGATTAAATAGACTTACATTTACAGAAGTAAGAAGTAGTCCTATTTTAATGAACCCAAGTGAATATTTTTTATCAATTGTTAGATTTTCGTTAGATACACCTAATAGTATGCCTTTGATATTACCACAAATTGATTTAAACCAATCTAATGATATTGAATTTCCAAATAGAACTGTTTACTATGTGACTTTATCATTTGACGATGGAACAAACCCAATTTTATATCAAAAGAAACAGGTAATATTTGTACCACAATCTACAGGTATAACTAGTAGGGCAATACCAATAGCACCTACATATCCATTAGATCTTGTTAAGGCAACAAGTCAATACTTCTGGTTATCATCTTTCCAATGGTTTATTAACATGATTAACCAAGCACTTAGTGATTGTTATGACGATTTATTTACTATTATTTCAGCAGGTGGTAGTCCTTATACAGTACCAGTGGATTTAACCGCAACTAGTAAACCATATATGGAATGGGATAATGAAAATAATAAGGCAACTTTAGTATTTCCTTATCTTACACCTTTCTCTTACGCTCAAGACCCTTTAGGGATCGGAAACGCTAAAGTATTACTTTATTTTAATAGTCCATTATTCACATTATTTAGCTCATTTGAAAATATATTTAATGGCTCATATTTAGATGTTAACCAAGTTGGTATTCAAGGTACTGAAGCAAATTATATTATTCAAAATTATGTTAAGTATGGAAACATAAATATAGTTGGTACTGCCCCAAATCAAACTACAGAAATGATACAACCGTATTGTACAGGAGCAATTATATGTCCAATTCAATCATTAATATTTAATACTTCTCTTATGCCTATTGTCCCACAATTAGTAGGAATACCAAGAATATTTAAAGATAATAACAGTTCTTCAGGTCAAAATGATAACATAAGTAATGAAATTACTGATTTAGTGGTTAATTTAAATAGAGGAGATGAGTATTTCCCAACAGTTTTGTATCTTCCAACTGCTGAATATAGATTAATTGATCTTCAAGGTAATGCCCCAATTTCAGGTATACAAATATCAGTTCAATGGAAAGATATATATGGAATATACCATGACTTCTTTTTAGCGAATTCATGTAATTGTAGTTTGAAAATATTATTTAGACGAAAAGATGCTGGGGTAAGTTAATAAGGTAATTATTATTAATTAAAAACATTAATTTATTTTAAAAATAATCTCTTAAAATAAATTTCTTAACTTATTATATAACAAAAAAATGTCTTCCAGCGATTTTGAAAAAGTATGTGTCCAAGACGATATTCTTAATACAACGGATAAAGTCCGCTATGCTGTTTTTAAAGGTGCTCAAAATATTACACCAAGTCAATATGAAGCTATTTCCAAGTCAAATTCCAGTGTTACTTGGAATATTCAGTTGCCTAGTGAGAGTACCGTATTCTCTCGTAGAATTATGATAGAGGTAACTATGAAATTAGTTATGACTGCTACATTTGCTGATACTGCTCCTGTTGGATCATATTTATTTAATTATGGTTATTCTTCTGCTTTGTCCCCTTTTCCATTTCAATCTTTATGTAATACTATTCAAGCAACTATTAATAATAACACCGTTAGTCAAAATATGAGAGATGTAATGTTTCAATTGCTACGCTTTAATGATCGTCGTGAATTAGCAAGATATAATAATGCTACTCCTACTATGTATGATAGTTATCTAAACTATAATGACGCTTTAGGAACTCTTAATAATCCTCTTGCTGGTTGGAACAATGTAGCAAATGATCAAGATTTTCAACCTCGTGGTACTTTTGAATTAAAATCAGTCACTGGTAATTCCCCTAAAACTGCTGACCCAAATCCTCAACAAAGAACTATTACTATTGAGTTTACAACTTTAGAACCGTTATTATTGTCCCCATTTATATGGTGTGATCCTAAATCTAATAACCAAGGTATGTACGGTGTACAAACTCTAAATTTCACAGCAAATTTGGGTTTACCTAATAAAGTATTACGAATTGCTAATCAAAACTTTGCTTTAGATGCTAATCAAAAACCTTTATGTACCGTTGCTTTAGCAGATGGGGCAGATGGTATTACTAATGCTAAACTTTTAATGGAATTTTACACTCGTCAACCTTCAGATCTTGTTTCAAGCAGAAATGTTGTCCCTTTTGCTGAATATCCACGCTATATTACTCCTTTAACAGTTAGTTCTTTTGACGCTGGTGTAGTTGCTGGTTTTCAAAACTTTCAAAGTATACAACTTAACTCAGTTCCTGATAAATTAATAATCTGTTGCCGAAAAGTGTTAGGTAATCAAAGTAATTTTGATTCTGATAGTTTCTTACCCATTAAAAAAATTAGCATTAATTTCAACAATAAAGCAGGTCTTTTATCAAGTGCTACGGATTGGGATTTGTGGCGTATGTCTGTTGAAAGTGGGTCAAATCAAACATTCCAAGAATTCAAAGGCTATGCTTCTGTTGGTACTAATGTTCCATCTGGTGCTAACTATTATAATAAAATTCCTTTATGTGGTTCAGTTCTTGCTCTTGAAATGGGTAGACATGTAGAATTAGACGATGTTTACGCTCCGGGGAGTATCGGTGCTTTTCAATTACAATTTCAAATTCAATTTGAAAATAATACTGGTGCTACAATTCTTCCAAATGCTTATGAAATGGTTTTGATTACTATGAATTCTGGTGTGTTTACTATTGAAAGAGGTACTTCTCAAACATACACTTCTATCTTATCCAGAGCAGATGTTCTATCCGTGTCTTCTCAACCTTCTCATTCAAAATCCGCTCTTGCTCGTCTTGTTGGTGGCTCTTGGGAAGATAGTTTTAAATCACTTTGTGCTTCTATTGCTCCTTGGGCAGGTCGTGCTGAAAAAGTCAAAGATGTTATAATGGGTGAAGGTACATCTGGTGGCGGTACATCTGGTGGCGGATATTCAGGCGGTAGATTGAAAAAACATTTAGCAATGTAAATAATCTATTAAAATTTAAATCCACACTTTATTTTCTGTAATTAATATATAATATGGAAAATAAAGTATGGGAATATAAATCAAATGAAAATGATAATTTAAGTAAATTAGTTGAAAAAGATAAATCAATTGTAATGACTAACCCTGAAATGGCGAAATATCTAATTAATTTAGTAAATAATCAAGACGGTGATATATGGTTAGATCCTTGTGCTGGTGATAAGGCATTTTATAATAATTTTCCATCTAATATTACAAGCAAATACTGTGAAATTAACGAAAATAAAGACTTTTTTGATTTTAATGAAGAAATTGATATAGTATTATCTAATCCTCCATTTGTACCTCGTAAATTGTTCTGGGATTTTATGGTTCATAGTATGAAACTTGCTCGTAAAAAAATATACTGGTTAATTAACATATCTTCTTTGAATGTTTTTACTCCAAAACGATTAAACGAAATGAAAGATAAAAATTGGTATATAAATAGTTTTCATATAGTAAGTGATAAGAGATGGTTTGGTAGATATTGTTTCGTAGAAATAGGTAAAGTAGATAATAATTTTTTTAAATGGGCAGATAAAGGATTTTAATACGCCGTGGGCGGAGTATCTAAGAGGTTTTAGGGTTTAAACGCACCGCATTCTTCGTTATAGATCTCGTAAGTCCCAATTAGGGTGTTAGAAATTGTCCCCATATACTGATTTAGAATACAACAAAACTTTTTCATAAAGTCAAAGCAATACTTTATGAAAAATTAAGGTAATTCCTTTTTAATAATATTTACTAAGTCCATATATTTAGTAACTCCTTTAAAAGATATTTTATTCATTTTTAGTATCTCTTTTAGGTCATCTATTTTGTAATAAGAATTAGTAACAACCCAATCTCTACCATAAGAAACATTATTTGTAATTTTATTATCTTTTGGATACTTTACATATTTTAATTGGAAGTTTAGAAATGACTTTGATAAATCTATTGTTTTTTCTACAAGATTTCTTCCATGTTTATCTCTCCAAAATATAGTATGATAATTATTTTTCATATATTCTTTATTTCTACCAAATCTCTTAGCATTTTTAAATGTATCAAGTGGTATTGGGTTTAATAAAAATGAAATAAGACCATATTTCTCTCCATATAATTCTTTCTCTGTAAGAGGTTCGTTAGGATAATCATGTTTCAAACAACTAATGTATGAATTCCAAGTATCTTTATCATGAATTTGAAGAAGGTCTCCTATCCATTTCTCATATTCAAAATTATTGTTATCAGGGGTTTTACAAGGTGGTGCTTGGTTAATGAAATTTCTTGCTATTCTTTTATAGTCCCACTCATGATAAGTTTTATTCACTTCAAAGTTTTCCCAGTATTTACCTACTCTATAATAGTATTTTGTATATTTACCATAACCTTTATTATAATTTTTTGCTTCTATTTCTTGCCTTACTTTTACTACCTTGATTAACTCACTCATAACACTATCAAAGTGTTCCTTATCTATTGTTGTTGTTTTCACCATTTTGTTTAGTATATTATAACTTAATATATTATTCTAATCTTTATATCCTTTTTTTTTTATTAATTAATTATTAATTAAAAAAGTTTCCTTAATATTCTTAAAATAAAAAGTGGGGCAAGATTGGGTCAGTGGGGCAAAAAGTGAAAAGTCCTGTATATTGTCTTGTTAACATTTATAATTCATATAGTTTAGTTTTTTCCCCCACTTTTTGATACCGTCCCCCACTGTATTATGGAACACTTTTTAATGTAATAAACAGTTTATTACAATTTATTAGAATTAAAGCTATTGTAAATAATTTTCTAAGGTATAATATATAAAAAAATGGCGAGTTATAACAATTCTTATAATAGAGCAATTGCTAATAGGCAAAAGACATTAGATGTAGCAAACTTGAAAAATGACTATCAAAATTCTATTTTATATCCATTACACGGAGGTCAAATGGAAGGTGGAGACTTCTGGAGTGATTTTGCTGACGGTTTTATGAGTGTATGGAATCCGA